GACAGTATTGATCCATCCTATTATTAGGCGTGGTTTAATTTCTGAATACTGGTTGGCGCATCGGAAAACAAGTCGTCATCGTTCGCGGCGGGCGCGGGAGTGGTTCCTGGAACGCTCGGTGGAGTCAACGAGTTGTTGACCGTGACGGCGGTATCAACGCCGCCCGGGGTCTTTCCAAACTCCATGTTCCCCGTGTTTTGTGGGAGTCCCTCCGTCGGATCTTCCGAAGGAAGGTCCTCCTCGAGGTCTGGAACATCTTCATCTTCACCCTCCTCGTCGTGATCCATGTCCAGGTCTTCGCCGGCGGCAGGCAAGGGCAAGTACGTGTTGAGAATCTCGGCCGTTGGAATCAGGTCCTCTATGACCTCTACAATTCTCTTGTGAAATCGAGCCGTCAGAACCTCTTTACGTTCCTCTTCGGGCTTTTGGTCCACGATGATGCTGGGGTTCTCGTACAGGTCTTTGGCACACGCCTCGTAGCACCGCTGAACAAAGACGTCGTTTGCTGGGAGTTTTATAGAGATTTTCTTGGACTTTCTATCGGTCCGAATAGCACTCAGAATCTTGACATGAATCACAAACACAGCCGCCAAAAGGTTCGGGAACAAAGGCTGGTTCTTGATGATGGCTTCTGTATTTTTGAGTGAAATTGAAGAGTTCCACGTCTTGACGCCTCTGAGAAGCTCTTGGAAGACTCGCGTCATGTTCTTGCCCTGAGACTCTTTCTTGGCCTCGAGCCAAATTTCCCAAAAGGCTTCAATCATCACGGGGATCATGGCGTCGCACAACTTCTTCGTAAACCGACGCTCAGACTCATTCAGAAGATCCATTTAGTACAAGCAAAGGACTTATTTTAGGTTAATTCACGTACACACCATCGAGTTGAGACTTCCAGTAGTCCCTTTCATGTTCAAGCTGATGGATCCGAGCAAGGAGTTCCGACTCGATCTCCTCCTTGTGAATCAGTCGCCTCTTGAGTCTCTCAATTTCATTTTCAAATTGCTTTGAACGTACTTTGTCTTGTTTGTTTTCCTGTAGAGATTCCCACGTCTTGTGTATCTTGGACCTTTTGTGCTGAACAAGTGATACGGCATTTTTATAACAAAATCCGGGACGGCACGGACACGTGAGTTGGACTGACACCTCCATGAGTTTGAATGATGTCGAGTCTTTATTTCTTTTTCGTGATTCGTAGTTTCTCAGCAGTCTTTTTGAGGTTGACGAGACTTGGCAGGTACGTTCCCGGATCAACCTCCTCCTTTTCCATTTCCGTCTCGAGAGCCGCCGCCTTGGTCCACTGAACCCGAATATCAAGCGGTCCGACGAGGTCCACTATGTACCCGAGCCTTTGGAGTTGACGACACATGTACCAGACAGTTGGCGGGAGGTCGTACCGTGGAAACCCTATAACAAAGGGGGGAACTGTGAGTATCGCATCCTTGCTTCCAAGTTCAGAAGCCACCTTAATTTTCCTACAAAATTGCTCAAGAAGGGCACGGTAGTACTCTTTTTTCGCAAGGTCACGCTTCTTTTCAGAAGCAACAAGTTGTTTGGCTGATACAGCCATCTACTTCTAAGTGATTAATTTTGGGGCGCAGGTGTTACGCGGGGTCTCGACCGAGCGGTCCTTTCAGGACCTTGTCTGCAAGTTACTCTGGGTAGAGATCATGTTCTGATTGTATGCAGATGAAATGTTCATCAAGTTGGGCTGGGGAGGCTGATTCTTGTACCCTTTGAGCGCCCCCTTGAATTGTGCATCAAGGTTATTCTGAATATCGACCCATGGCTGGTACTGATCGGGCTTGTACCCCGCAGTTGGATCGACCATTGCCGAGTCGCCAATGTTCAGTATGTTCACAGACCCGTCTTGATCTATTTTCGCGCTCACATCGTACTGAGTCCCTAAAAAGTGTTTCGTATCAAAAAACATGATACGGGACTTGTAGCTCCCATCGGGCTGAATGTTCACAAAGACGGTATCTATTGGTGCCATGTCGGGCTTCATAGACTGGATCTTTTCGATAATTGCCTGAACGACAAGTGGGGGCACTGGGGCCGTCAGGTCGATGTCACCCACTGCATACGTCGCGGACTGGCGGCCGTTCCACAGAAAGAAAAGGACGAGGACCGTGAGAACCAGAATCACAAGATTCTTCATTACTTTAGACAAATAAAAAAGGTGCGCGGACTGCGTTCCCCTCCGCCCCCAAAAACCCTCAACCTACATTAGATGGCACTTCTGGTATACTCTGACAAGTGCAAATATTCACAGGACATTATAGGGTTTATCAAGACCCAGCCAGCTCTTATCGAGATTATCAGGTTCCATAACGTGACCACATCTGGCGTGCCTTCGCAGAAGATTACACGCGTCCCGACCCTCGTCACGAACGAGGGAAAGATGTGCGTCGGTGCAGAAGTCAAGGCGTGGCTCGTGTCTATGATTCCGACCGAGTTTGAGTCTTGGGACTGTAGCGGAGGCCTGTGTCAGAACCTCGACGGCTCGGACAATATGGGACTCTTTGAACTGGACAAGTACGGCGAATCTCTTCAGCCTATTTTAACACCAGAATTGGAGGCGAGGATATCAATGAGCGTGACTGATGCGTATCAGGCCCAGAGGAAGTAGGACCAGTTGCGCAGCAACTGTGATCACGAGTCAGGGAGCTCTGCTCCCGTCGGACCGGGGGTCCTCCTCCGGACTCGGTCTTAAAGATTTCACGCACTTTGAAATATAAGATGCATTTTCGCACAATCCAAGCGTCAGCCCTCAAGTCCGTCTTTGAGGTTCTGAAAGATATCATCAATGATGTGAATGTTTATTTTACCGAAAAAGGTATTCACATCTTGACCTTGGACACGGCTCGTGTCACTCTGGTTCACATGGACCTGAGTGCTGAAAACTTTGAAGAGTACGATTGTCCTACGGATATCGTTGCTGGACTGAACATGGCGAACGTGTACAAGCTCCTCAAGTCGGTGAGCGGACAAGACACACTGTTTGTTCGCATCGAGGGCCGAGACTATATGGAGATTTTCATAGAAAATCCAGACAAGAAATCTTCGACCAATTTTAAACTGAAATTGCTGGACATTAACGAGGACATACTCGAGTTTCCCGATATTCACATGAATGTTGTGACAACCTTACCCACTATTGACTTTCAGCGCATCACGAGGGACATGGGAAACCTTGCGACGGAGATGGATATTATCCGTGAGGGCAACACGCTCGAGCTGAGCTGTAGGGGTGACTTTGCCGACCAAAAGACAATCATCGAGTTTCCAGATTCTGTGAAGCGGACTGGAAGCACATTTAGTCTCAAGTACATTAACCTATTCACCAAGGCGACAAACATGTGTTCGAGTGTCCAGCTTATGCAAGACTCTGAGAATGAAAACATGCCAATCATTTTTCGATACACAATTGCAAATCTCGGAGACTTGAAGTTTTACCTCGCCCCAAAAGTTGAGGCTGATTAGTTAAAGTTTATATATGATAAAAATATATGGAGGCCAGGTACGAGGAGCGGATACGTGCGTGTACGTCAGAGTCGGAGCTTACCGAATATCTTCTTTCATGTGTTCCCGTTATAAAGGAATATACGAAGGAGGCTGAACAGTCGACGGTGTTACTAACAAAAAAAGTGGCGGGAGTGCAAATATCATCACGCAAAGGCGTTCAACGAAGCGATATTTACAAGAAATATCTCAAAGAGGTTGAGGATGGGTACGACTATGCTCCAAAGGACCGTGACGTTCACGAAACGCCCTGTAAGCAGTGTGGAACCATGTACTCGAGAACGTTTGACGAAGCAGCATCCGAGGAGATTTGCCGAGAGTGTGGGGCTGTCGAGTACATTCTCGGAGATGAGGTGGGTTTCAAGGAGGAACAGGAAATTGAGAAACACATAATCTATTCTTATAAACGCGAGAATCACTTTAACGAATGGATCAGTCAGTTTCAAGCGAAAGAATCAACGACCGTCCCCGAAGATGTTATTGCAAAATTAAGAACAGAATTTCGAAAACAAAAGGTCAGGGATCTTTCGGAGATTACTCACGAAAAAGTCAAGGCTCTTTTAAAGAAACTAAACTACGCCAAGTATTACGAGCACGTTCCATATATAGCAACTATAGTCAGCGGCATCACTCCTCCAACGATGCCTCAAGCGCTCGAAGACAAATTAAGACTCATGTTTCACGCTATACAAGCACCGTTCGAAAAGCACAAACCGTTAAACCGTAAAAATTTCTTGTCGTACTCATTCGTGCTTTACAAGATGAGCGAGTTGCTTGGAGAGGACCAGTACCTTCCGTGTTTTCCACTTTTGAAGAGCCGTGAAAAGTTGTACGTCCAAGACCAAATTTGGAAGAAAATATGTGATGAGTTACGGTGGGAATTCGTACCGACCGTATGAGGGGAGTCGGAGCGGATCTCCTCCTCCTAGTACATAGACAGGATGGGCACGGGGGGTGGATCGTCCGCACAGATCCGCTCAAATTCAAGGGGTCCCAATTTATCTGGAAAATTGATCAAGTATCCCTGAGAAAGACCTAAAAGATGGAGGTAGTTTCTGGTCTGAATTCGGTACGTCTCATTGAGTCTACTTACCGACTTGAGTTCAATAACGATTCGACGATCGATAATCAGGTCAGCCCGGACGTGTCCCACGTTCTGGCCTTGGTAAAACACGGGGACGATACGCTCAGTCTCGTAAGGGATCTCTTGGGCCCGGAGGGCCACCTCAAACGCACAATGGTACACGGACTCGCTGTACCCAGGACCTAAAGAGGACCAAATGTCCTCCGCGATTCTGTACAAATCAGTTTCCATTGAAAATAAAACACGCGACCCTTTTAAGGCGGAGGGAATGCTCTGGCCTCACCATGTATTGTCAACCCAATTCATGGTGGGTGCAGTGTCGTGGTCAGATGTGTTTTGGTCTGTGGCGCCCGACATCCCCATGATATTTTTGGTTCCATGGACACCGCCATGGGGTCTCATACAAGACTGGTGGGTATACTCAGTCTTGTACAAGGTGCCTCACTCCCTATTTTTCTTAATTTTGATCCAAAATTCAAGGGCTCGGAAAATATACGCCTTACACATACTCATGGACATCGTGACTCACACGGGTCAATGGTCTATAGAACCTTTGTGGCCTTTGGGGGGTCCCGTGTCTGGTATCGGGGATGCGGTCACGTGGGTCTAAGCCAGGAGACCCATGTTTCTCATACGAGCAACTATACGAGCTCGCGTGGAACCTTCACCGACTCGATAGTTTCGTATGTTTTGAGATCCCATGTAAAGGCTTCTCACATTGTTTGAGAGCTGATTATTTGAACGTCTTATACCTTGGAGAATAGAAGTAGCATTGGCGTTGCTCATGTTTCTAAAGAAAAATGGAAATTGTGTACGTGCACGCTCGAGTGTGAGGTTGTTGGATTGAACGTTTCTTATCATGTTGAACACTGCATTTTTAGGTGTTCGCGTTTGACGTATAAGTAAGTTTAGAGCATTTCGGGGCCGCTGGGACCGATTCCCCGCATTGGATGCTACACGCTTTCTTGAAACGTATCTCTTAGTCAAATTTTCAAGTGCTCGAGTATTTGTTGTTATTTGAGATGTCGGAACTCGATAATTTTGCCGCCCACTCGATCCCTGATAAGCATTTTTGAAACTACGACCTAGTTCTGGGTGATAATGCACATATCCAGGAACATTTGTTGCAGCTATTCTACATGATGTAACGAAAAGGACACACCCACCATGGTTGCGTGTATCTGCAGATACCTTTTCACATACATCTTTCAACGTGATATGTCGCCCATAAAGCAATCTCCCCGTTGTGTTACTTTCTGGTAGACCCTGAACAACCTGACCGTCTGGTCCTGCGTATCGTAATCCCACAAGTTGATCAAGATTCGGATTCAGTCTGTCATACACCTCTATGTCCAAGTTCTTGCACTTGCTTCTCGGAAGATACACGTGCTCGTACCATTTCCAGTTTCTCAATTTCAATTGATTTGGAATATTGTTCTGTGGAAGAGTTCCACGAATAAATTCCCTGAACATACGCAAGTTTACAGCGAGTCTTTTATATTTTGCGTTTATAACCCCTGAGCTTAATGGGTACCCTGGATCTGACAAAAAGACGATATGGACATTATCTGGTACTTTAAATTCAGTTGGCAATTGTAATCCATGTGCTATTAAGAAACCTATCTGAGACGTTTCAGCGATATTTTTTATAAGATTTGCTCGTGTGACGTATGTTTGAAGATTTGCCGCCGTCTGTCTTTGTCTGCGTGCCAATTCCAAGGGTGGAAGTCTTGGAATTGAAATTTGAGACGATAAGGGCCGTTGTGTGCGTGCACGAGGGCGTCGAACCGGTTTTCTCCGATTGTTCGAACGTCCTGGTGCAAACTCCATTAATTTAAACGAAGAATTTAACGCTGCCCGAACATCTTGGAGTACTTGCTGTGGACCCACCGAGCGTCCGCCTTGTATATGCGTGACGCACGAGGCAGAGTCCGCTTGGTCAGCGTGCTGATGGCAATCAGACGGCGGATCACGGCGTGCGGGTCCTCGCGCCCCTTGGTGACCGCCTTGACGAGCGCCTTGTGGCGGTTCGTGGGCGCCTCCACCGGGTGGTAATGGTACCGGGTCAACATGCCCGCCTTGAGCTTGCCAATCACCTTGGGGCTTTTGCCGATCGCGCCCACGTCCTTGGTGGGCACTGAACGCACGCGGGTGGTGCCCGCCTTGCGCGTGTACCGGTACGTTTTTCCGTCCTTCCGACGCACGGTGATTGTCTTGCGCGCGCGGTGCTGAACATACCCGGACCGAATGATCGTACGCATTTACTGTAATCCTAGGAAAAAGTTTGGGACCAGCCTTTTAAAAACATCTTGAGTTTACCTTCATTTGACGCACTAAAGTCATACACATCCACGTCTGAACCATCGAGATCGAGCGTTTGGAAATCATAGTCGTGCCTCATTTTCATGGTTGAAAGGAGGATACTCATGGCGTACGTCTTGAGATCCTTCACTTCGGGCAGGTGATTCCACGCGAGTTTCATGGCGAGCACGCTATTTTGCCCTAAAAATGGAGACCCCGGTGTCACCTCGGCCGCACCCCCGTCTATGTAGTTGTACCCGTCATTCAATTTTATGCTTGAAAAGAGAAAGGGTATGGCGACCGAGGCACAGACGGCGTCGAGGACGGACATGGTCGGGGTCGTATCGACTGAAAAATACACAGTCTTCATAAAGTCTACGCAGTACGAAGACGCGTAGAGCTTTATAGGGAACCACTCGTAGAGTTCCTGAAAAGTCACGTCGTCTTTTTGTATAAATGTTCGACATGCCTCGACCAAAACTTTACGAATTTTGGAACAAGATATGAGTCCATAATCCTTGAGAAGGCACTTTATATTTGGTTTCATAATTTGTTTTATAGGGACTGTGAGTGCATAGTCGAGAACCTTTGTGGGGTCTCCCTTTGCGAGGCAGTATAGAAAGCCGAGAAGGGCCCCCGCTGATGCACCCGAAACAGCCTCGAGATCATCGAGGTGGCCATCCTTTTTGAGTTTCGAAACGACGCCAAGGTACATAAAGAACCCCATTGCCCCCGGACCAACGACGAGGTTTTTCATACTCTAGTAGAACTGGGGAAAGAAACCACGCAGACTTGCCCACACGATCGAAAAGACGAGTGTATGGACCATGACTGGGACGAGGCCTGTGTGTCCCGAAAAGAAGATGGAGCCGCCATTCGGTGGCAATGTCAGTATCACGCCAGGAGTCAAGAGAACAAAGAGAAGAGCCGGAACAATCAGGTCGGCCGGTGTCATTGTGAATTTGAAAACGAAATGGATGATGGTCCACGATAGAAGGGCCAAAACCAAAGCATGAAACAAAGCCTGTATCAAAAGTCCAGAACTTGGGGGCAAGGAGAGCAAAAGCCCTGGACTCAAGAGAGCAAAGAGTATGGTCGGCACGAGCACCTTGGGCCCTGTAATGTCGATCATTTATATAAACTTATATAATTTGAGCCCGAAGGGCTCCCTTAGATGGGGTTGTTACCGAAGGACTCAACGTGTGAGCGCCCGTAGGTGGTACTGAGCCCACCCGTGAAACTGGTCAGCCGAAACACGCTCTTCAATAGTTTCGATAGTTGATATTTCGGCCCACAAACGCATATGCACCGGATTTGGGTACAGACGCGCTGGGCCCCACAGCCAAGGCTCCATCACGAAATCAATAAATTGGGAGTACTTGACGACGTGTGTTAGGTAGTTCTTCTGAAGCTCGTCGTAAATAATCATCCACGCGTCCAAAAGGTCTTCAGAATAGACCGCTTGCCAATCCTCTGGATCGAGCTGAGAATCAAATTCATCCGAGTCTTCATCCGAGTTGCAAATCTGCTCGTACTGGTATGCATCACGAGAGTATTCGTCGTTGATGCCCATTTTTACTTGTGTATTCAAGGCACGAGCTCCTTAAGTCCCGTAACAGTGACTGAAGCCGTCTCCTTGGTCGGGGCCGAGTCCTGAATGGCGTTCCAAGCACCCTCAACCTGAGCCTCGTTCCCACCGAAGAACGTACGAAGACCCTTCAGAATAACCTCCTTGGTAATAGACCCCTTGGTCGTCTTCTGCTTGAGATTCACCTTGACCTTGTCCTGAACCTTGACAGTATCAATCTCGTTCTGCTGCATGTGCTGAGTCACAAACTTGCGAAGATCCTTCTCACGCGTATTTAACGTTCCGAGATCTTTGCGAGCTGCGGCCAACTGGGCTTTTAAAGCGACCCACTCGGTCATAGCGGTTTTAAAGTCCATTTTCTAAGAGAATGAACCATTTTTTTAACGTATCGAAGGCGCGGGGGCGGACAGTCGCTGCGCGACTGGACTAGCTGTATTCGTAATCGATCTCAAACTTGGGCCGCATGACATCTGGAGGAATCGTGCTGAGGTTGAAGATGCTGACTGGGGTGCGGGGGTTCAGGGGCTCGCTGCGGAAGTCGCGGTTGGCGTTACGCAGAACACCGCCCAGCGTCTCGGGGTAACCAATCTGGCTACGAGGGTCCAGGTAGTTCTGGTTGCCCAAGATCTTGTCTGGGCTGAACTGGCCGAAATCCTCGGTGGCCACCACGTCGCGGGGGATCAGGCTGGCTGACGACACGGTCTGGCCGATGTTGTCACCCATGCTCAGAGGGGCAGGCATCATCACGGTCGTCTGAGCGGCACCGCCGCCCATGACGGGACCGGCAGTCACGTTCATACCCGTCACAGCCATCTGGCCCTGGCTGGCCATCCCGAACCCACTCTTGCGGCCGCTGAACAGGAGGAACAAAATAATGACGACGAGGACAACGATCGCGAGACCCTTGCGA